TTCGCCAAGGCTGCGGCCGGGTGGATGCATGAAGCTGGCATCCCCCTCAAGGCGGGGCAGGCGCTGGCCGCCAAGATGAACGAGCACGCTGCAGCGCAGGCGGCCGCCGAACAGCAGGCGATCACGGCCGCGCTTGACGCGGAGCAGTCCGGGCTGAAGCGTGATTGGGGCGGCGAGTACGACATGCGCAAGGAGCTGGCCCGCCGCGCCGCCGTGGGCCTCGGCCTGGACGAGTCGAGCATCGAGACCCTGGAAACCGCCGTGGGCTTCTCCAAGGTCATGAAGGCCCTGGCCAAGGCAGGCGACCTAATGCGCGAGCACGGCGCCGAGGGCATGGGCGAGATGGGCAGCTTCGGCATGACACCCGAGGGCGCCAAGGCCCGCCGCACGCAGCTGATGGCCGACAAGGACTGGCGCACCAAGGCCATGGTGGCCAACAGCGCCGAGTGGGCGGAGCTGCAGAAGCTCGACCGCATCGTGGCCGGCGTGAAGTAGGGAAAAACGTTCGCCCCCCGGCCGCCGACATTGCCCGCCAGACAGCCGGGAAACCGGTGGATCGGGCAGGGCCGGCGGGCCTCCGATGGCTCCAGGGGAAGACATGGCGGTTGGCGCACGACACGCGCAAGCGAGGCTCCCGCAAGGGGCAGGCCAGGCGATCAGCAACCCCAGTGATCCAACCCATCGGAGCCAGCCATGCCTGACAACAGCATTGCCTTCTACAGCCAGCAGTACGCCTCGGCTGTCGAACTCGTCGCCCAGCAGATGCGTCCGCGCATCGCGAGCACCTTCACCCCCGAGACCGCCGTCGGCAAGGCCGCCACGGTCATCAACCTGATCGAGGCCTTCGAGGCCGACGAGCGCACGGGCCTCTACGAGCCCATGGTCGGCACCAACCCCGACCACAAGCGCCCGTGGGTCTACCCGCGCCACTTCGACAAGGCGGTTCTGTTCGACTCCATCGAGCAGATGCAGATGAACGCCAACCCCCAGAGCGAGTACGTGATGGGCATCGTGTCGGCGCTCAACCGTAAGCAGGACGACGAGGCCATCCGCGCCTTCTTCGCCGATCGCAACCTGGAGACGAACAACGGCGGCATCGCCACCGACAGCTTCGCGGCCGGCTTCCAGGTCGGTGTCAGCGTCGGCGGCGCCACCTCGGGCCTCAACGTCGAGAAGATCCAGGCGGCGCTGGAGATCCTGCGCAGCCAGGAAGTCGGGATCGAGGATGACGAGCAGATCTTCTGCCCAATCAGCCCGAAGCAGGAGCGCAACCTGATGAACGAGATCGAGGTCACCTCGACCGACTTCACCAGCAAGCGAATCATCGACGCCGGCACCATCGTGGGCAGCAACTACATGGGGATCCAGTGGATCCTCAGCAACCGCCTGCAGACGGACGGCAGTGGCTACCGCCGCATCCCGTTCTACACGCGCCGCGCCATGGCGTCGTGCGTCTGGAACGGCGGCGCCAAGACCCGCGTGTCCCAGCGCAACGACCTGCGCGGCGAGCCCTGGCAGGCCTACGGCGACGGCCACTATGGCTCGGTCCGCCGCGACGCCAAGCGCCTGATCGAGATCAAGTGCAACGAGTCCTGATCCGCTGACCCCAACTGAAGGAGAACCATCATGGCAGTTGTTGCCCTCAAGAGCACGGCGGTGACGAACGCGAACGCGCTCCCCCGCGTGCAGAACTCCCGCGGCCTGGCCGACGGCGAGGTCGTTCGCGCAGTCAATGCGATGTCGACCATCACCTCCGGCGACAGCGTCGGCTCGACGTACCGCGTCGGCAAGATCAAGTCCAGCGACTTCATGGACCGCATCCGCGTCACCACGACCGCAGACATGGGCACCACGACCGCTGCGGACCTGGGCCTCTACGACCTGCTGACGCACCCGAACGGCGGCACGGTGGTGGACGTCGACTTCTTCGCCTCGGCGGTGTCCTTCAACGGCGGCGCCATCGACTCGGACATCACCGACGAGGCGGCTGCGGCCGGCGGCCTGATCGCCAACGGCGAGAAGCGCGTGTGGGAGATGCTGGGCCTGTCGTCTGACCCCGGCAAGGAGTACGACGTCGCATGGACCCTGACCGGCGCCTGCGACGGCACCGGCTCCGTCCGGACCCGCGTCTACGTCGTTCGCTGACCCAACGACCGGGGCTTCGGCCCCGGTCTTTCCATCTGGAGGCCAGCAATGGCGGATCGCTTCTACAGCGTGAACTTCGGCCAGGATAAGACCCAGGTCGCCGAGACCGCGTCCACCACGGCCGGCGCGCACGTCGAGGTGCGTGTCACCTACGACGCCACCAACAACAGCAAGGGCGCCGCGATTCGCGCGCTGGAGCTGCTCATGGCTCGGGTGCTCGAAGACACCTGGCCGCCGAACTGAGGAGGCCTCGATGCCGCGACTTCTCGAAAACGCAGGCGCTGGCAACGGCGCCTCTTTCCTTTGGGGCGGTGGCCGGGGCATGTTCTCGGCCGTGGCCACCTGGGGCGGCGGCAACGTCCAGCTCCAGTACATGGGGCCCGACGACGCCACATGGCTGAACGTCGGCGCCGCCATCTCCGCGAACGGCTGGGCGCTGTTCGAGTTGCCGCCGGGCCGCATCCGGGCCGTCGTCACGACAGCGACAGGCTGCTACGCCGACGCCAACCAAACCAAGGGGTAAGAGATGCCGCAGACCTACACACCTATCGCAGGCTTGCGCAAGAAGATCGACGCGACCAGTGGCGCCATTCTCGACATCGTCGATCAGAACGGCGATTCCCTAGGCTTGGTGTCAGGGGCTGGGCTTTCCAAGCTGGTGGGCGACCAGGTTGCGGCTTCGAGCGGCACGCCGACCAGCGCCGTAGGTGCGGCCGGCAGCCTGACAGGCGCCTACTACTACACCGTCACCTTCGTCACGGCGCAGGGTGAAACCGCCCCCTGGCCCGGCACGGCAACGGTCGTCAATCCGTCGTCGCAGCAGGTCAACCTCACCTCCATCCCCATCGGCCCGGCCGGCACGACGGCACGCCGCATCTATCGCACGCCCGCCACTCCGACCGATCCGAAGGACTACCGCTTCCTGGTCGAGATCAGCGACAACACGACGACTACTTACACCGACAACACCGCAGACGGCTCGCTTGGCAGCCCGGCGAACTGGAACGCGACCAACCGTGGCGTCGTCACGGACGGCTCCGTCCCGCTTCTGCGCGCCAGCGACCAGAGCACCGGCGTTGGCTACCAAGCGTTCAACAACAACGTCGGCTATGCCTCCACTGCGGTGGGCTACCAGTCGCTGTACTCCTGCACAACCGGCCGCCGAAATGTTGCCGTCGGCACCTATTCGCTCACGACGCTGACAACCGGCTATGAAAACGTCGGCGCGGGTACGCATGCCGGCCAATCCATCACGACGGGCATCCAGAACACGCTCCTCGGCTATAGCGCCGGCTTCAATGTCACGACGCAGGGCGGCAACACCTTCGTCGGCAACTCGTCCGGGTCGAACGCGGGCCTGGGCGGCACGTCGCAGTTCAACACGGCGCTGGGTCGCGATTCGCTTCGCGGCACAGCCAGCGGCTTGGGCCAGCTCAACGTGGGCATCGGCTACTTCGCGCTGCGCGACATCAACACCGCCGACCAGTGCGCGGCGCTCGGGCCGTATGCCGGCCGCTATGCCAATGCCAGCCGGCAGCTGTTCGTCGACACAGGCGGCGACCGCACCAACATCGCCAATTGCCAAAACATCGGCCTGATCTACGGCAAGGGCGAGACGACCGCGGCGGCTCAGGTCCTGCACCTCAATGCCCAGGTTCGCATCGGCGCGGGTGACGCGCCGGTCGTTGCCGGACTGCCGGCCGCTGCCTCTGGCTACAAGGGGTATCGCGGATACGTCACTGACGCCACCGTGGCCTACACGTCGGCAAACGTCGGCAGCACCGTCGCCGGTGGCGGCTCCAACACCGTGCCGGTGTTCTGCAACGGCACCAACTGGGTGATCGGCTGACGCCGAATTTCAAGCCCCTGCCGGTATCCATCAAATGGCCTCCCAAGTCGAGATCTGTAACCAAGCGCTGACCAAGGCAGGCGCAGCTCGCATCGTCAGCCTGAACGACGAGACCGAGTCGGCCGGCGTGCTGCGCACGATCTACAACGTCAAGCTCGACGCCGAGCTGGCTGCGCAGCCCTGGACCTTCGCCATCAAGCGCCAGCAGCTGCCGGCCAGCAGCACGGCACCGCTGTTCGGCTGGGCTCGCGCATTTCCAGTGCCGGCCGACTACCTGGCCATGGTGGAGGTTGGCGAGAACTACGTGTTCTACGACTCCAATGCCGGCGCGCTGTTCCAGCTGGAGGGCAGCGACAGCGGCATGCAGATCCTGACCGACCAGGGCTCGCCGCTGAACGTCCGCTACGTGCGCCGCGTGACGACGCCGGGCCTGTTCCCGGCACTGTTCGTCGAGGCCTTCGCTTGCCGCCTGGCTGCCGAGATCTGTGAGCGCCTGACGCAGAACCAGAGCAAGCGTGAGCTGGCTTGGCAGGAGCGGGAGCGCGCCATCCGCGACGCGCGCCGCGTCAACGCCATCGAGCAGCCGCCGCGGCAAGTCCCGCCGAGCAGCTGGCTGCGCGCACTGACGGAGGGTTGATGAAGTCCTCTCCGATGCAGACGTCGTTCAACGGCGGCGAGCTGTCGCCCTACATCGCGGGACGGCCCGATGTGGCCAAGTACGCCAGCGGCTGCAAGCGCATGGAGAACTTCCTGCCAGCCGTGCAGGGCCCAGCCTTCACGCGTCCCGGCTTCGTCTTCTGCGCCGAGGTGAAGGACAGCGGCGACCGCTGCTGGCTCGTGCGATTCGAGTTCGGCGTCGAGGACTCCTACATGCTGGAGTTCGGCGATGGCTACGTGCGCTTCTTCTACAACCACGGCCAGGTGGTCACTGGGCCGTCGACGCCCTACGAGATCGTGTCGCCATACACCGCGGCCGAACTGACCAACGCCGACGGCTCCTGCGCGCTGCGCTACGTGCAGACCGGGGATGTCGTCTACCTGGTGCACCCGTCTCACCCGCCTTACAAGCTGTCGCGCCTGGCGCCCACCAATTGGACACTGGACGCGGTGGACTTCGCGCCGCCCCCCTTCAAGGCGCAGAACATCACCACCACCACCATCTACGCTGGCGCCAAGACCGGCGCGACGACGCTGGTGGCCAGCGCCGCGGTCTTCACCTCAGACATGGTCGGGCAGCAGATCTACCTTGGCGAGAAGGACGTCCGCGACACCAAGCAATGGGAGGCGGACAAGCCGATTGCCATCGGCGACCTGCGACGCAGCGACGGCAAAAACTACCGCGCCCTGAACTCGGCGACGACCGGCAGCGTCAAGCCGACGCACGCCATCGGCGCAGCCTACGATGGCGACAACGGGGTGCAGTGGCAGTTCGAGGATGCGGGCTACGGCTGGGCCGAGATCACCGCCTTCACCGACTCGACGCACGTCAGCGCGACCGTTATTTCCCAAATCCCGGCCGGCGCCGTCGGCAGCGGCAACGCCACCACGCGCTGGGCGCTGCAGGCCTGGAACGCGACGGACGGCTACCCGACGTCCGTCACCTTCTTCCGAGAACGCCTGGTGTTCGCGCGCGACGAGACCGTGTGGTTCAGCGTCTCCGCCGATTTCGAGAACTTCGCCACCCAGATCGACGGCGTGACCACGGCGGACGCCGGCTTCGAGCGCACGCTGTCCAGCGACGGCGTCAACGCCATTCGCTGGATGTCGCCCGGCGACGTGCTGCTGGTTGGCACCTCCGGCGACGAGTGGGCCGTGGTAGAGGCGACGACATCAGACCCATTCGGCCCCCAGAACTGCAAAGCGCAGCGCCAGAGCAAGTACGGCAGCAACCGCGTGCAGCCGCAGCGCGTCGGCAGCGACACCCTGTTCGTGCAGAAGGCGGGCCGCAAGGTGCGCGCCATGGCCTTTCGATTCGAGGAGGATGGTTTCGAGAGCCCGGACGTCACGAAGTTCGCGCACCACATCCCAAAGCCCGGGCTGGTGGACGCCGCCTTCCAGCAGGAGCCTTGGTCTGTGGTCTGGGGCGCGCGCAGCGACGGCAAGCTCGTGGCCCTCACCTTCGACCGAGAGCACGACGTCGTCGCCTGGACGCGGCACCCGATGACCGGCGCCAGTGTCGAGTGCGTCGAGACCATCCCAGCGCCCGACGGCTCGCGCGACGACCTCTGGCTGATCGCCCGCTACACCATCGCCGGCGTCACGCGCCGCTACGTCGCGTACATGGGCAAGGAGCAAGACGAGACCGACGAGATGGACCAGGCGGATTGGTGCTACTCCGACATGCTGCTGACCTACGACGGCGCGCCAGCCACCACCATCAGCGGGCTGGGCCACCTGGAAGGCCAGGCGGTTTGGGTGCTCTCCGACGGCGCCCGCCATCCGGACCGCACCGTCACAGGCGGTCAGATCACGCTGCAGCGCGCGGCATCCAAGGTGCAGGTCGGCCTGCCCTGCGAAGGATTCCTGCAGCCCATGGATATGGAAGGTGGCAGCGGCAACGGCACCAGCCAGGGCAAGACCAAGCGCCCCAACGTCATGGTCATCCGCGTCGACAACTCTCTGGGCGGCACCGCGGGCCGCTCCGAGGAGACGCTGAAGGAAATGAAGTACCGCAACACCAGCGTCCCCATGGGCAGCCCGCCGCCGGCCTTCACCGGCGACATCGAGATGGAGTGGGATGGCGACTACGAGAAGTCCATGCCCATCGTCATCAAGAAGGACCGGCCCATGCCGCTGACGGTGGTCGCCGTCATGCCGCAGGCCTTGGTGTCGGAGGGTCGGTGAAGCCGACGCTTGGCGACGACATCGAGTCGGGCCGGCTGGTGCTGGGCGGCCTGGGCGCCGCCTCTACCGGCCCGCGGGCCAACGCCATGCAGGGCGATGGGGCCTTGCTGCACCTGACGCGCCTCAAGCGCATCGCGCCGGCACCGCCCACCGGGCCGCGCACGTCGCCCTCTCCGGGCGGCGGTGGCTACGGAGGCGGACGCATCTACGAGCAGGAACGGTGATCGACGTCCGCCCGTTCATGCCTGGCGACCTGCAGAACTTGCGAGTGCAGCGACAGCAGGCCGAAGAGCTGGCATCGCACCGCGATGCACCCGTGGGCCAGGCCTGGACGTTTCTGGTCAACGCCGAGCCGATCTGCTGCTCTGGGCTGATCGAGCTTTGGGCCGGCCGCGCCTATGCCTGGGCGCTGCTGTCCGAGCGCGCCGGCCCGCACATGCTGGCGCTGACCAGGGAAATGCGTTCGGGCTTTATCCGGACACCATTCGCCCGGATCGAGATGGCGGTCGACGCCAACTTCGCCCAGGGCCGCCGGTGGGCTGAGCTGCTGGGATTCAACTGCGAGACGCCCCAGCCAATGCGCCACTACCTACCCAACGGGCACGATGCCTATCTCTACGCGAGGATCGCATGAGCGGCTTCATGGAGCTGATCGGCCAAGGTGTCGGCATGATGGGCGGCATCTACGACACCAACAGCGCTGGCGTTGACGCCGCGCAGTCCAAGGAGGGCGGCTACCGCACCGCCTCCGCGAACGAGGACCGCATCCGCCGCGCCAACGCCCGCCGCCTTGGCGAGCAACGCGCTGCGGCCGCTCAGTCTGGCTTCGACCCGAACTCCGGGTCCATCGCGCAGCTGCAAGGTGAGAGCGCAGGCGAGGGCGAACTGGACGCGCTGACCGAGCGCTACAAGGGCGACTTGAACGCCTGGCGCATGGACGAGCAGACCTCCCGCCAGCAGGAGAAGCTGGCCTACCTGCTGGATCCGGTGTTCCACGGCAGCAAGAGCGGCAGCCTGCTCTTTGGCGGCGGCGTGTCCTACTTCGGCGGCAAGCGAGCCCGTCGCCTCGGGGGGAAGACCTGATGCCGTCCTTGCCCATCACCCAGATCCAGTCGCGCACACTGCTGCCCGATGCATCGCTCGACGCCAGCCGCAACAACGTCACCGGCGTCGCCCAGAGCATCGCCAACATAGTGACCTCGGCCGTGTCCATCGGCCAGCGCGACGCCGATCGCGAGCGCCAGATCCGCGAGGAGAAGCAGCAACGCCAGCAGGCCAACGAGGCCGACGTCCAGATCATCAACGCCCAGAGCCGCCTGCAGTTACGGGCGCAGGAGCGGCTGCGCGAGCTGGAGGGTTCCGAGCAGGGGCTGGCCGGGGCCACGGACACCCTGCTGAAGGAGTTCGACACCTGGGCAAAGGACGAGGACACGGCCGCGAGCTCGATGGCCAAGCCCAGGCTGGCAAGCGCGCTGGCGCGGATGCGCGGCCAGCTGAACGAGCAGGTCTACAACGCCGAGACCGGCTACCGGCAGAAGAAGATCGCGACCGACTTCAGCGCCGGCCTGGACGACGACCGCCGCCTTGTCTATGCGAACCCGGCCGCCTTCGCCGACGCGCTTGCCCGCCGCCGCGCACTGGCGCAGTCGCTGTCGCTGCCGGAGGCGGCCAAGGCAGAGCTCGATCGTCATGCGTCCGAGACGCTGGCCGCAGGCGCCGCCACATCGCTGGCCGAGAACTCGCCGCAGCAGCTGCTGGACCGGGCCGGCAACGGCGACCCAGCCAAGGCCGAGAAGGCGGTGAAGGACGACCCGATCCTGTCCAAGCTCTCGCCCGAGGCCCTGCGGTCGACGCTTCACCTGGCGCGCACTGAACTGAGCCGACGCGCCGCAGAGGGCCGCTACGACGTCGCCATGCGCACGAAGGATACGCAGTCCATGGTCATGGCAGGCGTGGCCGTGCCGCCCAACGTCGCACCCACGGTCGAGGAGTACACCCGCTTGCACGGCGCCAGCGGCCCGGCCATGTGGCAGCAAGAGGTCGGCAACTACCTGGAGATCGGCGGCGCCATCCAGCAAATGCGCACCGCCAGCGCCGTCGAGCGCGCGCAGATCGTCGAGGCACAGAAGCCCGCGGCCGGCGCAGGATTCGCTGGCAACGCCCAGAAGTTCGAGGCCGTCCAGCAGGCGCAGAAGCTGGTCGAGAAGCAGATCGCCGCGGATCCCGCGGCCTACGCCGCCGCCACGTCGCCACGCGTGCAGGAGGCGCAGCGCCAGCTGAATGAGGTGCTGAGCGAGGTGTCCGCGCCCGGCACCGTGTTCGGCTCGCCCACCTCGCGACAGGCGGCCATCGCCAACGCCGTCCAGCGCTACGCCTCGACCAGCATGGCCGAGCAGGAGAGGCTGGGCGTCAGCGTCATCCGCGACGACGTCGCCGGCAACAAGCCGCGCGGCCCCAAGCTGTTGACGAACATGCAGGCCAACGCCATCAGCGACCAGTTCAACCAGGGCGGCGCCAATGCCGCCGAGCTGGTCCAGGGGCTGGAACAGTCGTGGGGCAAGTACTGGCCGCAGGTCTACGCTCAGCTGGCCGGCGACAACAAGCTGCCGCCCGCGGCGCTGATCATCCCGAACATGCCCAACGATGCCAGCCGCCTGCGGATGGCCGAGGTGGCGAAGATGAAGCCCGACGACCTCAAGGCGCTGGTGAAGCCCGGCGACCTCAAGGATTTGCGCGATGCCGTGTTGACCCAGTTCGACGAGGCACAGCGCACCTTCGCGGCCCAGGGTGCATCTGGCCGCTCAACGCTGGCCACGGTGATGGAGCAAGCGGAGAAGCTGGCCACCTACTACATGGGAAACGGTCAGTCGGCCAAGGCTGCGGCCAAGCAGGCCTACACCGAGACCATGGGCCGCCGGTACCAGTGGGGCGACACCTACCGCGTGCCGAAGACCGTCGACATGCCGGCCATCCGCCGCGGCACCGATGCCGCGGTCGAGGAGTTGGTGAAGACCGGCCAGGCCAAGGTCTTTGCCGGCGACGCGCCGCAGTTGCTGGCTGACGACGTGCTGCGCACTCGGGCGATGTGGATCACCAACAGCGACGAGAGCGGCCTGGAACTGCGCCTGCGCGGCGCCGACGGCGGCGTCTACGCGGTGCTGGGGCCCGACGGCCGGCCGGTGGCGCGCAGCTGGGCCGACCTCACGACCAAGGCCGCCACCGCCAAGACCGTGGACGACACGCGCGAGGGCCAAGAGGAGTGGATGCGCCGGCGCCAGCAAGAACTCAACCCGCGCCGCTGATGCCCTACTACGTCGACACCTCTCCCGCCGTCCTCGCCGGCCGCGGCGAGCTGCAGCCCTCGGCGCGACTGTCCTTCGCTGGCGCCGTCGGTTCAGCCGTCACAGGCAACGCCTCGTCGGTCATCGCCGACTACGCCGAGTTGCAGCAAGCCAACCAGGGGCCGCGTCTCACGCAGGACGCGGCGAACCAGCTTTTCAAGGACGCCGGGGTCAAGCACTCGGCGCCGGCGGACGGCTACACGCAGTCGGCGGTGGACGTCATCGTCAAGCGCCAGCGCAACCAGATGCTCGCCCGCGAGATCGACGCGGCAACGCCTTACTCGTGGCTCGGCACGCCGGTGCGCGGAGGCGCGATGCTGCTTGCTGGACTGGCCGACCCGCTAAACGTGGCCTCGGCCTTCATGCCGGTGGTGCGCGAGGCGCGCGTGGCCAGCATACTCGCCAACGCCGGAGAGTCGGCGCTGGCCAGGGCTGGCGCGCGGGCAGCCATTGGCGCCGCCGAGGGCTTCGCGGGCGCCGCGGCGCTGGAGTTGCCGACCTACGGCCTGCGCACAGCCATGCAGGACGACTACCACCTGACAGACAGCCTGTTGAACATGGCATTCGGCACGGCGCTGG